GACGTCATCAAGGCTCTTAACGTCCCGGTTGGGTGCATTGTCCTTGCGGCTGGTGCCTCAATCGTCACCCCTGTTAACTCCACGACTTGCACCATTGGTGTTGGTTATGTCGGCTCTGCTTCGGCTTGGGCCTCTGGCTTTGACATTCAGGGTGGTGCTGCCGGTGCCTACTCTACCGCTGTTGCGGCTTACAACAACTTCGGTGCTACCGCTGGTTCTGTTGACGTGACTCTCTCCACTATGACTGGCACTCTCTCGACCGGTGTTATCCGCGTCTGGGCGCTGATCATGGATGTCTCGCCACTCGGTAACAACGTCGGTATCGCACAGGTTGGTTCGTAATCTACCTAAAATCCTAGGGGCCTAAAAACCCCTAGGTACTTTTTCGCTACGCTCAGTCGTAGCCACTAATTCTCTCAGAACAGGAAACAAGATGTCTGAAACTACACTTCGTACGAGTAATGCTGCGACACAGACTTCTGTCGCCTCGTCTGCTTCTTCTGTCTCACTTATTGCTGCTAATGCACAGCGTCGTGGTCTAGCTATACAGAACACCAGTACGGCTATTCTATATATCCTACTAGGTGGTGGTACAGCAACTGCAACAACTGCCCACTCAGTCCAAATTCCAGCTAACGGCTATTATGAAGTGCCTTACGGTTTTACTGGTGCTGTCTCGGGTATCTGGGCATCCGCTAACGGCCAAGCAAATATGACGGAGTTTACCTAATGTGGACTAATCCCTATACTAGAACTCGAAATTCTTTAAGTGTAGGGACTGGTGTTGGTCATGGACCCGGCTACCCTACAGACTTTATTTATGATATCGATTTCGTCAATAACGTCGTAGTTGGTGGTTTCCAGACTTACGGAAACAATAGCAACGATGGGCGTTTCTTCCGTGACTCTGGTGTTTCTCAGGCGGCTTTTATTCCTGACGCTAGTATGATTAGCGTGGTCTCTACTGCTGCTGCTGGTATGCGTCGGTCTAGTAAAGGTACTCCGGGCTTTCCTAACGTCGGTACTCTTGGTCTTTGGAACCGTGACTTGACGAATGCCGTCTGGGTAGCCACTACGATGACAACGGCTAAGACCCAGACCGGTGTAGATGGTACAGCCAATGCTGCTACTCTTCTTACAGCTGCTGGTGCTAACGCGACGTTGCTTCAAACGACCACAGCTACCGTGAATACTCGTATCTTAGAAGCTTGGGTCAAGCGGGTTACTGGTACAGGCACAGTCCAAATGACGCTTGACGGTGGGACTACTTGGCAGACTATTACTCCCGGTTCTGGTGCGTATGCTCTCTGCGTAATCTCACAAGCTAGTGTTACCAACCCGGTGTATGGTTTTCGTCTAGCGACGTCTGGTGATGCTATCGCTGTCGATCTAGTTATGTGTCATGGAACAATCACTGGTGCCAATATTTCCGGTCATCATTTCGTAACTATTACTTCTAGTAACCCGGGCTCGATCTTTCACGAAGTTCCTTGGGCGTTGAATACTGACGCCGGCCCCCTTTATCCTATTATTAAAGGGCCATACTGTGCCTACTGGCAAGGTTACAACTATGTAACTGACAGTGGTGGTCTGTGGATTTCTGATGGTGTTACAAACTGTCAGCTGACAACGGGCAATAACGTTAATTTCGCGGCAAACGTCAACTTACCGACGACAGGTGGTGAATGGAAACCAAACGGTCAGTTAAACAAAGTCGTCGCAAGTCTCGATGCTGCCGGTAATATGAAACTATGTGTCAACGCCGGCACGGTCTATACGAGAACTGGTGGTGCGATGTCTCCATCAGCTACACACTTTGTCCTGGGTAATAACGGCGGTGCTACTATTCCTTTGAATGGTTGGACAGAAAGATTTAAGATTACTGCTAATCTAACATTCTCTGATGCTGCTATGCAAGCAATGACAACTTAAGGAACTTTGATGTCAAATCGTCTCAATTTTACGGACGCTCTCGTCCTGAATAAAGGTACTGGTAAGGACACATCTTTTCCTTATCTGCCTATGATCCCTACTACTGTAGCGGGTCTTCCTTCAGCAGCTACGGCTGGTGCTGGTGCCCGTGCTTTCGTCTCTGATGCCACGGCTACTACGTTTGCTAGTACTGTCTCTGGTAGTGGTTCTAACAAAGTCCCCGTCTATTCTGACGGTACTAACTGGAAGATTGGCTAATGGCTGCTGGCTCTAATGGTCTTGATACCAACGTACTCAAACTGATTTTCAATGCGACCAACTGGGCCAGTATTGCTGATAATACAGCGACAAGTCCTGCTACGGTCCTTTACGTCTCCCTACATACTGCTGATCCCACCAAGACTGGTAACCAGACATCCTCAGAAGCCACGTATACAGGCTACGCTCGTGTCTCTGTCGCCAGAACTACGGGTGGTTGGACGGTCTCTGGCTCTACTACAGCTACAGTTTCTAACGCAGCTAACATCACATTTCCCCTTTGTACCGGTGGCTCTAACACTCTGACCTTCTTTGGTGTCGGTCTTGCATCTTCTGGTACTGGTACTCTTCTATTTTCTGGTGCTCTGACATCATCTTTGGCCGTCTCAAACGGCATTACCCCTAACTACAACACCGGGGATTTGACTATTACTGCTGACTAATTGGAGTCACTATGGCTGATACTAAAATCTCTGCGATGACAGTCGCCTCTGACTTGACAAGCATGGTTCTCGCAGGAGAAACCCTAGGCGTCAATAAGTCATACACGACTGCTCTATTTGATACACGATATGTCAATACCAGTGGTGACACTTTGACAGGGTTACTGACTACAGTAGCTTCTGCAACTGGCACCTCTGGTTTTAACCTCCCCCATGGGGCGGCTCCTACAGCACCTGTCAACGGTGATCTTTGGACGACTTCAGCTGGTGGACTATTTGGTCGTATCAACGGTGTCACTCAGAACTACGCACCTCTAGCCTCGCCCACCTTTACAGGTACCCCTGCTGCTCCTACCGCAACTGCTGGCACTAATACTACTCAGATCGCAACGACAGCTTTTGTCACCACTGCTATCGCAGGAGGTATTACAGCCGGTGTCCTAGTGGGTGTCCAAGCCTTTACCGCTTCTGGGACTTACACTCCGACTGCTGGTGCTGCTAAAGCTCTAGCTATCGTCACAGGTGGTGGTGGAGCAGGAGGTGGTGGCGCTTCGAATACTGCCGCTGGTGGTGGTGGAGCAGGGGCAACTAATATAGCCTACATCACACCTAGTACTCTGACAGTTACGATTGGTGCTGGTGGAACTGGTGTTTCAACTGGTACTGGTAATGCTGGCGGTACGACATCACTTGGAACAATTACTGCTGCCGGTGGCGGTGGAGGTTTAGCGGGAACTGGTACAGGCTCTGCTGGTGGTTCTGGTGGTTCTACGACAGCCGGAAGTACACTTGCAATTACAGGTGCTGACGGTGGACCAGCCCTTGGTATTACCTCGGTGACCTCCTTCTTAGGAGGTACAGGTGGTGGTAGTTTCTGGGGTGGAGGTGGAGACGGTATCCGCAACAACACGACTGGTAACGCAGCCAACGCTTACGGTGCTGGCGGTGGTGGTGCTGGCGCTGGTTCTAACAGTACAGGTGGTGCTGGTGCCGCTGGCGTAGTTCTCATTTTGGAGTTCAAGTAATGCGTCTAGCAGTTATAGATAGTACAGGAACTGTTGTCAACATCATTGAAGCGATAGACACTAGTTTTACGCTTCCGGAAATGACTATCGTCGAAGCCGTCGAGCCTTGTTTCATAGGCGGGACTTATACGAATGGTGTGTTCTCAAGTCCACCTGTCGTTATTAATCCCCCTGTGACAACAATACCTAAATCGGTTGTCATGGCTCGTATAATTGCAGCTAACATGATGGTCCAAGCATACCAAGGACTGACTTCACAGCCTATTCTATTTGCTAGGTGGTTCGCCCCCGACAAACCAGATGTCGAGTGTGATGATCCGGATGCCGTAGCATTTGTAAAAGCCCTTAATCTAGACCCAACTGTAATACTGGCACCTCTCTGATGGCGAATTATATACTACTAGAAGACGGCTCGGGACATATACTCCTAGAAGACTCTTCTGGAAGTATATTGATGGAAAACCAACCCGGTGCGTCGAGCCTTACGTTTACCAATGCCGTGACAAACCACGCTTCTGGCAAACTAGTAAATGCTGCGACTTTCCCTTTTACAGGGAATACTACACTTCATGCAACCGGTAAGTTATCGAATGCCTCGACATTCCTTTTCTCATCGACTGTCACGATACGTGGTACGGGTAAGTTATCGAATTCTAGTTCTCTAGTCTTCACCGCTACTGGTTTTCTACATGCTTTCGTCAACATAAGTTCGAATGCAAACTTCATATTTTCTGGTTCTAGTAATATACATGGGACTGGTAAGCTTCTCGGCGCTACGACTGTCACCTTTACTGGTCTGACCCTATCATGTCCTATAGTTTCACCCTACGAATTTACGTCTGGCGTCACAGGTTCTCCCTATACGACTGACTCTGGTTCTGGTGGTACTCTATTCAGTACGACATCAACTACTTCCGGTACTATAATGACCTACACAATGGGGTCTGGTGGTACACTCTATAGCACAACTTCCTCAGATTTAGCCGGTTCACCGTACGGAGTCGATGTAGACCCATGCCCACCCAATTCCTTGATCTAACAAACCGAGTTCTACGACGCGTCAACGAAGTTCAGATGACGGCTAGTAACTTTGCTTCTGCTGCAAATATTCAAGCATTGGCAAAAGATGCTGTCGTCGACACTTGCCGTCGTATCAATGGTGTCCGTAACGACTGGCCGTTTAATGCCGTCGAACACACACAGCTTTTGACTATCGGCGTCAATGAATACGCATGGCCTTCACAGTTCGCAGAAGCCGATTGGCTCTCTTTCCAACTACAGAAGGACGACACACTAGGCGTTACTTATCGTCAGCTACGCAATATAGAGCGCGAACAGTGGTATAGTTACTTTCGGGACGAAGACTACGACAACCTCGGAACTGGTTTACGTGCCCCTGAGTATGTCTTCCCGTCTCATGGTGCTGGCTTCGGTATCTCACCTGTTCCAGACAAAGCTTATACAGTAAAGTATCGGTACTACTCGACACCTACTGACTTATCGATCTACACAGATCAACCTACTATTCCTAGTAAGTTTGATTACGTCATAGTAGATGGTGCTCTAGCCATTATGAACCTCTTCAGAGAGAACAACGATGGTGCTACTGCGATGGAAAAGACTTTTAAAGACGGTCTAGACGACATGACTAGGACTTATCTGCCAAATCCTGAGCATCTATACGATGGTAGGGTCAACTTTGGTGGTGGAAATCACAATTCTTGGGTTTGGAAAGGAATGTAACCCTTTCATGATCGAAGATCAATCAAGCAATTCGGAGAATTGACGAATGCCTCAAATGGAGAAACTTCAGACTTATAAGGTCGTCTGTGAAGGAGGTCTGAACTCCAACCAAAATGTGGTGTATCTCGCAGATACTAAACCCGGTATGGCGACCACTCTAGTCAATTTCGAACCCTCTTTGTATGGTGGATACCGTCGAATTAATGGTTATTCTCAGTTAGAACCATCAAATCCTGCTGTAGGTGGTACAGGTGCACAGGGCAAAGTTCTTGGTGTCACTATTTTCAACGGTTCGACAATCATTGCCACACGTCAAGACAATCCGGGAACTACTTATTCGATCTATAAATGGGTTTCAGGAGGTGCTTGGTCCAAGTTTACTACAGGACTTACACTTACCACCGTAAATATCGATAAATGCCGCTTCGCTTGGTATAATTTTAACGGTACTGCCCATATGATCATGGTAGATGGTATCAATCCACCTACACTGTGGGATCAGACAAACTTCGCAGCGGTTACATCAGCCCACACAGGAGGTTCTTTCGCTCAGGCGGGTGGTAATCAGGCTCTGACGTCACCTAAGTACGTCACCATGTTCAAGCAAAGTATCTTTGTGGCTGGTGATCCTACTAACCCTCAGATCGTTGCTTACTCTGCTCCTAACTCTGACTACGATTGGACCGCTGCATCCGGTGCTGGACAGATAAATGCAGGAATGGATGTCGTAGCAATCAAACCATTTCGTGAAGACCTCTTCGTCTTCGGTAAAACACGAATTAAGAAGATTTCTGTTTCAGGAACTAACTTTGTCATCAACGATGTAGCTACAGAAGTCGGGTGTCTATGCCCAGACTCAGTCGTAGAAATCAACGGTGACCTCTTATATCTCGCAGAAGACGGCTTTAGAAACGTCGCCGGTACTGATCGTATTGGTGATGTCGAATTGGCTTCTCAGAGTAAGGCCATTCAGTTTGATGTCACTAATCAGATTTTGTCTGGTGTCGATTTGAACTCAGTCAACTGTGTTGTCATACGTAGGAAGTCTCAAGTACGTTGTTTCTTCTCTAACCCTAACGTTACATCGGACGTCAATACTGGTATCATCGGCGGCTTTAGAGGTAAGGCAGACCAGAACAGTTACTGGGGTAATAACAACGGTTTCGTATGGGAATGGGGTCTCTTACAGGGAATTAGAACTTCTTGTACGGCTTCAGGTTACATCGGTCCACAAGAATATGTCCTTCACGGAGACTTCGATGGTGTCGTCTACAGACAGGAGTCGGGTAATAGTTTTAATGGTTCGAATATTACAGCCATCTACAGCACACCTTACCTAGACTACGGTGATGTATTTGTCCGTAAGACACTCCATAAGGCCAATGTCTTTGTCTTCGCAGAAGGCAATCTACAGTTAAACGTAGCTCTCCAATATGACTGGGACAGATCAGACGTCTTCAACCCTAGTACATACGCTCTCGCAGACAATCTATCAGGTGCTGTCTACGGTACGGCGGTTTACGGTACAGACACTTACGCAGTCGCACCTCTCCCCATTACCTTTACTAATTTAGAGGGTAGTGGATTCTCACAAAAATTCACATTCAGTACATCTGATGTCAGTTCACCCTATTCTATCCAAGCAGTCGCTGTCAATTTTGCAGTGGACGGTCGTAAATAAAGGAACCAATTAATGACTGGTTACACAAGACAATCCGCTGCCAACATTGTCAATGGGGCCATTGTCCAAGCTGTTGATATCAACAACGAGTATAACCAACTTCAGTCTGCTTTTAACGGCAGTTCTGGACACGTCCATGACGGGAACGTCGGTAATGGTCCTAAGATTATTCTTACGACCAGTATTACTGGCATTCTCCCAGTGGCGAATGGTGGTGTTGCTGGTATACATAATACCTCTGCGACGACCGCTCCTACGGTCAACTCAGACACGACACAGAGTTACGCCGTAGGTTCTTGGTGGTTCGACACAACTAACAACATCCAGTATGTCTGTATGAGTGCAACGACAGGTAATGCTGTCTGGGTTCGTATGGGTAAGTACTCGGCTAACGACACTGCCATTGGTGCCCTGACGACTGCTGCTAACCAGATTATTTTGGCGACTGGTGTCTCTACCTTCTCGATGATTTCATTTACTGCTCTCGCACAATCCCTCGTCGCGGGTAGTACAACGGCAGCGATGCAGACCACTCTAGCTCTGGTGCCCGGTACCAATGTCCAAGCTTATTCGTCGACTCTTGCGGCTTTCTCTAGCTACAACAGTAATGGTCTTCTTACTCAAACCGCTACTAACACTTTTGTTGGTCGTACAATCACTGGCACTGCTAATGAAATCACAGTTACTAATGGTGATGGTGTCGCTGCTAATCCTTCACTTAGTCTTCCTTCTAGTCTGACATTCTCAGGCAAGACGGTAACAGGTGGTACCTTTAGTAGTGGTACGTTCACAAGCGGGACTTATAGCGGTTCGTTCTCAGGAACTTGGACTTCTGGTGGTATCACTAGCAACTCTATTACGGGAACCGGTGGTACGATTGATAACATGGTTATTGGTGGTACGACTGCCGTCGCTGGTAAGTTCACTACACTTCAGTCAACTGGTCTCGCTACACTAAGCAGCCTCACTACAGCGTCTGCCACACTTACAGGTGGTACTATAGATGGTATGGTCATAGGTGGGACGACTCCTGCGGCGGGTACGTTTACAGCACTGACTAGTACTTCAGGCAAAATCCTGACTACTGCTTCTGCCTCTGGAAGTGCAAACTTCAGACTTCCGCATGGTGCTGCGCCTTCCTCACCTGTCAACGGTGACGTATGGACGACAACTAGTGGGGTCTTCGCACAGATCAACGGTAGTACTATACAGTTAATTTCTAGTGTCGGCACAATCAGCATTGCTGGTGGTGGTACTGGTCAAACGACTGCTCTAGCTGCCTTCGATGCTCTGAAGCAACAGGCCACGACTTCTTATATCGGTGTCTCACAGTTCGCTACCGCTGCCGTCTTTAGGACGGGCACTGACACGACTAAAGCACTTGTTGTAGACCAGACATGGGCATCTGCTGCTGAAGTAACTACGACTTACGCTGCTTCAGTCGCTTTGGACATGAGTACATTTCTCAACACGGTGATCACGCTGACTGGTAACCTGACACTCGCTAACCCTACTAACCCTAAAGTAGGCCAGACCGGTGTCATCAGGCTTGTGCAGGATGCTACTGGTTCTAGGACTATTGCTTTTGGGACGAACTGGAAGTTTGCTTCTGCAACAGCCCCGACATTGACGACTACTGCAAACGCCACTGACCTCCTGTTCTACCAAGTAATCAGTTCAACCTTTATCTTCGGTTCACTAGTAAACGGAGTCGGTTAATGCTACCCGGAATGACTGGTTGTATACTCTCGGCATTATCCAAACCCCCACCCGGTGTAACTCTTGTCCACACAAGTACATCGCTGTCCGCAACTGCGAACTATGGTCCTGCATTTCCGGGACGGTGGATCGTAGTCATAGGTCTCGGTGGTGACTCGACTTTTACTTATACAGGAACTTTCGCTGCTACAATTAGTGGTTCTCCGGCTACTATTATTAGTAGAACATCGACTGGTGATGGAACGACACATGCGACAGGTGTTGCAATTTTCGTCGGCCAGCCAACAGGAACTTCAGGTACTGTAACGTTAAGCGGCACAGGAACGAGCAATCAGGGTAGTTTTTATGTCTTGAGTGTCAGTGGGTACAACATGGGGTCGGCATTTGCATCAGACACCTCGTTAGGTTCAGGCAGTCCTTCTCCAAATATTGCAATTCCAGCTAAGGGACTGACTTTAGGTGTAGTCCAGAATAGCTCATTGGGTTCTAGTTCTATTGGCTGGTCCACATTGACTGAACGCATTCCAGATGCGACTCTAATAGGCTCACACGACGTAAGTGTCGCATGGGACTTCCCGATGTCTGCCAGTGGTTCTTACGCAGTGACTGTCGGTGGTACTAGCACAAATAACGGCTGGTCTGCTGGAACGGTCGCATCATTCAGTCCTTCTTAAGGTGAAAAATGGACCTAAATCTAGGTGATACTAAACTAATTATCGATACTTGTAAAAGCCACGGTCTTCTACGAAATCAGGTGGCTTACGTCCTAGCGACGGCATACCATGAAACAGCCCACACGATGAAACCAATCTCTGAAATGGGTGGTCCTACATACCTGAAGTCTAAGGAATACTATCCTTATTATGGACGTGGTTACGTCCAGTTGACGTGGGATTACAACTATAAAAAGGCCGGAGCTAAATTGGGTGTTGACTTCATTTCTCAACCAAGCCTTCTCCTACAACCACAATATGCTGCACCAATTCTTGTAATTGGTATGCTCGAAGGTTGGTTTACTGGTAAGAAGTTGTCTGACTATGAGACACTTCAAGGCTCCGACTATCTGGACTCTCGTAGAGAGATTAACGGTATGGATAAGGCTGCACTAATTGCTGGATACGCGGAGACCTACGAAAAACTCCTACTCGATATAGGTTACGGGGTGGATAGCCCCGCAGCAAGCCCTACACCTACCCCACAGCCTGTTCAACCTTCTCCGGCATCCACAGTGCTAGTAACTACTGTTGCCCCTATAGAGCCTCCTGTACCCGTTTCTACATCGTGGCTCTCTATCGTGGCAAATGCAATCAAATGGTTTATAAAAGCCAAATACGGACAATAAATATGGGCATTAAAGACTCTGTTAATATCACAGGAGCGGGTGCTCCATAAAGACAATCTAAAGGATTTTGGTGACTACCCTAGTGACAATACTGCTGGTAGTAGCTACGATCCCACAAAGTGGAACAATTAAATGCTCTCAGTAATCGCACGAATTATACTTCGCTATGGTGCTGGTATCCTAGTGACTCGTGGTCTTATCGGCTCGGGTGACGCCAGTACCTTTAGCACTGACCCAGATATCCAGATGGCACTAGAAGCCGGACTTGGTCTTCTAATTGCTAGTGGAACCGAAGCTTGGTACTGGTTGGACACTAAGTACCACCAGATCAAGGCCGAAGTGGAAGCAACGGTGAATACTAATGCTCCAAAGACTAATTAACTTCTTCAAGAGGAACAAAAAATTGGTAGATTTTACTAATCTTTCTGCCGCTGTTGACGTCATTGTAGCCGATCTTAAGGCTGCTTCTGA